GCATCAGAGAAAATAAGAGAATTAAAAGAGTTAGAGTCCGCAGCAAATCTACCAGTACCTACAGATTTTGGTGTTATTAGTAGAGTAGTGCCTAAGACCTATGTTACGCTTTCAGCGGGAATGAGAATATTGCAGGAAAAGAAAAACAATCCATATATGCATAATGAGTTCCCACTTGTGCCTTATTTCTATCATTTTGAGGATATGGGCGATACTATAGAGACTTTTGGTATTGTTGAGAATATGAAAGACCCTCAAAGAGAGAAAGATAAGCGCAGAAGTCAGATGTTAGATATTATTAATCGTTCCCCTAGAGGTGGTGGAGTTTTCTCTGGTAATAAAGTTTCTCAAGAGGAGATGAATGAAGCATCTACAACTGGAAGATGGATAGGCATACCAGGATTTAAAGGGCGAATTACAGATTTTATGCAACAGTGGTCAAACTCTCACTTGTCTATTGTAGGTAGTATTGCTGCAATGGAGCAAAAGGCAGAATTTGATGCAAAGGAAATTAGTGGTGCTACAGACCCTATGATGGGTGTTGCTACATCAACAAAAGAAAGTGGTATTGCAGCTCAGACAAGAATTAGGCAAGGTATGATGACCTTACAAGAACAGATGGAAAACTTGGATGTAACTAAGACCACTGTTTTGATGCAAGCACTAAAGAATATGCAACAATTCTATACACCAGATAAGATAAAAAGAATTATTGGTGCAGAAACTGAAAAAGCTGAGTCTCCACAAGAAGCTATGGTAATTGAAGAGACTATTAATCGTTTCTTAACCAATTTTGAAAAATTTGAATTTGATATTGTTCTTGATAAGGGCGAGAACTCACCAACTATGAAAGCTGCCAAAGCGCAGCAGGTGGGCGAACTTGTCAGGAATGGATTTTCCAGTTTATTCCCGCTTTATGTAGAGCTTTCCGACATGGATGCTGGTAGGGAAATCCTAGAAAAATTTGAAGAAGAGCGATCCTCACAAATGCAAGCGCAGCAAATGCAGTCAATGATGACTGGTGAGAAAAAATCGTGATTCATAACACCCCCAATAAGAAGGACAAGGTACAATGGAAGAGCAAGTAAGTTACATTGACGAAGCTAAGGAATTAGATGGTACTGCAAATGAACCAGTTTCCCCTGAGTCTAATGTAAGTGAGCAAACAGCAGAGACACCTGTTGAAGAGACAAAGAGTTATAAGGTCGGGGATAGAGAATTTAATTCTGTCGATGATCTTGTTGAATATGCTTCTAACACAGATAAGTCTTACAGGAATCTACAGGAACTTAATGGTAGGCAGACCAACGAACTTGGTGAACTGCGTAAATCCATTGAGGATATTAGGTCAAATACAGCTCCTAAAGAAGTGGAGCAGGCATTGCCAGAATTAGACCCCTATGATCCAAATTCATTCACACCACATATCTCTAAAATAGTAGCAAAGCAATTCGCTGAACAGCGTAAGATACAAGAAAGAGAGATCAATGAGAATAGAATGAAAGAGGCTCAACAGAGTATGATTGATGGCTTTATCAAGTCACACCCTAATATGTCAAATGAAGAACTCCAAGCTGTTGCCAAATTCGGAGATGAGCGTGGGATTGCACAAATTGAGGATGCATACACGCTTATGACATTACAACAGGAGAAAAACAAGGCTAAGACGGAAGGTGTCAAACAAGTCACAGATAAACTTACCCAAGCAGATGAAGTGCCAACAACACTTTCAAATGCTACTGGTGGTAATAAGACTGCGATTGACTTTGATGCTATTTCTCAGGCAGATTGGAATAAATTGCCAGAAGATGTCCGTATGCAAGCCTTGATGGAATCCTAATAAAATCATATAGGAGTTAAAAATGAGCTGGGATACAGGCTTAAATGTCTCCAGATGGGCAAAGCAACTTGCGTATGAAGTTGGAAAAGAGATTTATTTCTCTAAGTTCATGGGAGATACGTTTGAATCAATGATCGTTTCAAAGACCATGCCAGATGGCAAAGGTAAAGATATGACCTTTGGTTTAGTAGGATACACAGGAACAGCAGTAACTGGTGACAGTGCATTGGAAAGTAATGAGCAAAATCTTACTTCTAATGAGGTAGTAGTCACTACTGCACAAAGGCGTTTTGGTGTCATTAACGCAGGTAACTTTGACGATAGTAAGGTACTTTACAACTTTCGTACAGAGGCTCTTGCACAGTTAAAGAGACAGTATGCTGAAGATCACGATGCACAGATTTTTAGTGCATTAACAAAAACATCAGGTGCTGGTGCTTATTTAAGAGCAGATGCTTCTGCTTCCGTATATGCAGCTACTGATCCAGAAGCAAATTTAGCTACTGATGATCTTGCAACACCAGGGGATATATCAAAGCTAAAGAAGATGGCTATGCTTGGCACATCTAAAAGCTACAAGATGAAGCCAATCAGAGTGGAAGGCAAAGATTACTATGTATTATTGCTTCACCCAGAAGTGGCTTATGATCTTGCTCAAAATGCAACATGGAGAAATGCACAGCAGTACGCCAACATTCGCGGTGAAGATAATCCAATCTTCTCTGGTGCTTTAGGTGTGTATGATGGTGTAATCGTGCATGAGCATGAAGGAATCACTACTGCTGATAATCTTGGAGCAGGTGATGCTGTAAAAGCTGCAAGAAATTTATTTCTTGGTGCTGGAGCTGCTTGCCATGCCAAAGTTGATAACATGAGCTGGGTTGAAAAAACCTTTGATTATGGAAACAAACTTGGTATTGCAGCAGGTCAAATCTACGGTGTAGGAATGAGTACATTTGACAGCAAAGACTATGCAGTCATACAGTATCTAACCGCAAGGACTGATCTGTAATCAGTAACTAACTAAGGGGCGGGCATTTTGCTCGCCCCGCCTTAGAGAGATTATGACATTAACTCAAATTAGAACCGAAATAAGAAATATTACTGGCGTAGCAGATACCTCTACCATTGCAGATGCTGTATTAACAGATTTGATCAATAAGGGGCAGACTATTTTAGCAGATGAAGCCAACCTATTTGCAGGTTATGCTACAAGAAACAGTGTTGCAGGAACTGGAGCATATCAGCTTGTGAATGGTAATGGTGCATCTGTTGTTGCATGGACAATCGTAGAAAATGCAGCTTCCGCAGGTAGCTCTAATCTGGCAAATATGATTCGTATTTACAGAGTGGATTTTGACAGCGATCAAATGACTCGCATTGGTATGGATCAGATTTACAATATTTCCAGTGATGTTGGTGATGTCCAAATGCCTTCTGCCTATGGATATTATATGAACGATATATATTTGAATATTTTTCCTATTCCGCAAGAAGTAAAAGAAATAAAAATTTATTACTATCACTTGCCTACAGCTTTATCTGG